ACCAGACACAATCATATTTCCATCTACACTGATACTCGCTGCCACACCTGGCCTTGCACCGATTTCAATACCATTTCTTGCAGTAACTAAACCAACTGAGTCTATATTTGTTACATCTTCGTATGTTAGAGTTCCACCAATCGTTACGTTCCGAGTGAACGAACCATCTCTTGGCACCGTAATGTCATTTCCACTAATTTGTACTGCCATTTCTTCTCACAAAGTCTTTCCTAGTATTTATTTATCAAGCCTCTTGACCAGTGATATAAAGTAATCAGCATCAATCACAACTAAAGGTTGCTTCTGATTCTTCTTCATCACAACAAGAGGTTCATAATCATTACAGTTGGACTTTGCCTGTTCGTATGCTTCCCATACATTTAACTTCTCAACATTCTTACATTCAATACTGAAGGGAAACTTCTGTCTTGCGGCACGAGCCATAATTAAATCTTCACCACCAGCACCCATACTTCTTGATTCAATATCTTCTGGATGCACATCGAGTTGTTCAATTAATTGAGTGCGAACCCACTGTTGTAGTTTTCTACCTTTTGCTTTCGCTGATTGTGTCTTCATTTTAAAAGATTCCAAGTATCATGAAAGTCAGTCACCTCATGAACTATACCCCAGTTCTTTTCTGTGATGGCCTGACCGAGAGGATAATCATTCTCTCCCTCCTTTAATTTATCTCCGTAAAAATGGAGTGTATCTTGAGGTTCAAAGTCACGAAGTATCTGACTCTTATCACCATCAGAGATATCAAGTCCAGTCTGTCCTCCAATCTGAACGTTGAGTTCTGGAAATCTATCTTTTAATCTTGCAGCAATATCTCTTCTCTCATTTGTATTGATGTCCCACTTCATATACTCTTCTCTCTCAACTACATTCACACCACCACCACGACCTAGAATACTAAAGTTGATTCCGCCTGGCCTTTCTTCGATATGTAATCCACAACGAACAGGAAACTGACTATAATCTAATTCATCCTGTAAAAATGATCTAACATCTAAAGGTAGTCCCCATGATGAACGATATATATTTTCGTTTTTCTCCCATACATCTGCACCCGAACAATTATAAACTCTCTTTGCTCTGTAACAAATATCTAATCCTAATTGATCTACTGTCTTCTGTCTATCACTACCAGTCACCAGATACACATCATGTTTGCAGCAAAACTTAATTATGAATGCTTCAAATGATGGGTCAATCACCTGTCTGCTTGGTGTCAGAGTTCCGTCAACGTCAAAGATATATTTCATAGTTTAAATATGGTAAAAAAAGAGAGGAGTTATTCCCCCTCTCTTGGATTTTTTAATTCCCATTCTTCGTTGGGAAATATATTTAGATAAACCCATTTTGCATAGTGAACACCACGATAACACAGAAAGGCAAATACCCTCTCTGGGTCATGAATTTCTGGATCAAAATCTGGAATTTCGGGTGGTTCCCAATTAAAATTGATGTTTATCATTTGTCTTTACCTACTGTAACAATTATTTATAATTGTATAACAATTGTGCTTCTGCGTAGATGATTGCCAAGAAAACTACGCTTGCAAGCAAGATTTCTGTGACTACAATCATCTTACTTAGCTCCTTGTACAGCAACGCCTCTGTAAACAAGTTGTTTCTGAGACTGCTTAGTTTCCTTTTGACGAGTTTCAGTATCGTACTGAACTCCTCTGTAAGTAACCTTTGCCATTTGGTTTCTCCTAAAGTAATTGGACTTTTTAAATCCGTTCCTTCAGTCGGCTTTTGCGTCCTTTGGAAAACACATTGGATCTGTGTGTGCAATAACAACCCTTGTTATTTCTAATTGCTCAGATTTATCAGGATTATTTCTTGCAGTGTCTATTAGTTCAGCGGCATGCTCACAATCAAGTGGTGCTCCAATTGCTATTAGACTAAGAAGAATGTGGTACATAAGGATGAACGAACCCGTTCCGAGTCGGCTTACTTGCGTCCGATGATGAAAGCATCACAATCACCTTCTACTTTCGTACGAAGGTAATCTATTAGGTACTCGTGTGCATCAGAGTTTAGATCCCCATCACTGAGTATCTCAATTCTGTTGCGGTTCCAATCTGCACATGACATCTCCCAGTGGAAACTATTGTGTTCAGACAGAAGTGTTGCGAGTAGTGCGAGCTCTATCATTTGGATGAACGTAAAGGTATGTTAGCATACCCACACTATATAGTCAAGCAATTATGTAATTTGTGTTACACTTTAATCTTCTTTTAATAAGTTAGTGATAGTTTTCTCGTTTCCATCCATAACCTTAATTTCGTATAAAGAAGATCGCATGTACTTCTTCAATTTTTTATATCTTTTCTTTAGATTCTTGACCTCATCTGCGTTTACATCAATGTTCATTTTCTTTTAGCCTTCTTTTTGGGTGCAGCTGCCTTAGTTTGTCCATCATAAGTTTTTGGATGAATGATACCCTTTGTCCATTCTATTGCTTTGACATTTTTATACTTATCATAATAAGCATCAAACACATCGACTTGTGCAGATGCCCTTACAATGTCATACTTGAGTTCTTCTTTGTCATTGTAACTAACAACAAAAGAATCTGATGGCAACTTCTTGTCATTTGCCTTGTCTCTTGGACACTTCTCAAATATCAATTTAATTTTTTCGTCAGACATTAGCTTCGATTCCCCCAAACAATATCAGGATATGCTTCGGCAACATTTGCTTTTGTTATTTTATACTTGTCGTATAATTTCTTATCTTTGACAAGACATAAAATCTCTGCATCAAGTGGATGAAGTCCTTCAAGAATCTGAATAAACATAGTCTCTCTACGAAGACTATTCAATTGATCATTACCACCTTTCACAAAGTTATACAATTTAGTCCACTCTTTGCGGAGAGTTGTGCGACCTCTTTTTAAATCAGTTGCACTTCCCATCGAAACTGTATCATTGTATTCCATAGTACCCACAAGTTGATTTACTTTGGTGCTCAAAGATCCAGAACTTATCTGTTCATCTTTTAAACTTGAATATGGGACTTCACCTGGTGGAAGCATAGAGATAGAAGTATCATCATAGTTCCATATGAATAATGCTTTTAAAGAATTGTGTTCATACTTTCTAAGCACTTCTACTTTTTTAGCATTTGATCTCTGCTTTGATGCAAGAGCAAGAACTTCAAATGCAAATGGATTTGGTGGTAAATCCACTATTGGTTGAGGAGGAGTAGAGGCTTTCCTTGTTTGGATTGCCTCTGCTTTTTTAGATGTCTTCCTCGGTTTCCTCGTTGTTGTCATTTTCAAACCTCACTGCGACGATTTCGTCTGGGATAATGTTTCCATTTGCATCATACATTTCTGGATGATTGTAAATGTTTTGTGGTGTAGTTTCATAAGAATGTTGTCTTGCGACCCATCCTACCACACTTCCAACCGTTAATGCAAGAAATGACATTACTGTTGAAAGGGTTAGTGTTACTACTAAAGTTTCCATGAGACTTCTCCACTTTTAAATTTTTTTGTTTTTGATGGTAAAAGAAAACTCAAAATTAAAATGAATATCTTTCTTTAATAAAGAAAACATTTTTTTAAACCTGATACCAAGAGGTTTAATATTTTGAGACTTTGGTTTTGTCCCTCCAAGTATTAATTCTACTCCTTTATTTATCTCCAAATCAGACGATTTGTTCTTCTTTAAGGTATTTGATTGTGTCAACACATCCTCCTAATTTTTTTCCGTTTAATAAAATTTGAGGGAAAGTTGTTCCATTTCCAAATTCCCCATAGAATGAATCTTTATCAAAGTGTTCACCAAGTGAATACACTGTGTATGATGCTTTGATATGATCTAATACTTCAACAATCTTGCTGCAGTATGGGCATCCTGATTTAGAATAAACTGTAAAATTTTGTACGTTACTCATAAAAGTAATACACTAAAATATTATTTATTTTGGATGGCCGCATAATCTTTGTCAAAGATCTCAAGACCTTTATCTGTCAGTACGTGATGATACATCTTCTCAAAAACAGAAGGTGGCATTGTCACAATATCCGCACCATTTGCAAATGATTGAGATACACTATTCACATATCTGATTGATGCAGATAGAATTCTTGTTTTATGAATTGCTTGAACTCTAAACACTTCATCAATGTCTTTAATTAGATTTAAACCTGTAATAGAGTTATCATCTAACCTACCAACAAAAGGAGAGACATATGCTGCACCTGCCTTTGCTGATAGAATTGCTTGTGCTACATCAAAGATCAAAGTTACATTTACTCTGATTAAATTTTTACATGATAGTTCAGCACAGGCAAGTAAACCATCAGGTGTGCAAGGAACTTTAATCGTTGCAGAGTTCGGAAACTTTGTAGCAAGACGAATTCCTTCTTCAATCATTTCATTTGAATCACCCATCACTTCCATACTTATATCTTTCAATCCAATATCTTCAATCTCTTGATATACTTCCTCTGGATCTCTACCACTTTTCATGATTAGAGTTGGATTAGTGGTGACTCCATCAATCAATCCTGTTCCATAATACTTTCTAATTAATTCAGTATCAGCAGTGTCTAAAAAGATTTTCATATTATTAGTTGTGTTTATCATGTATCTATCAAAAAAAGAGGGAGGTTGGATTCCTGTGTACCAACAAATAACGGGCATTACTACAGTAAGTAAATACGTCATTGCCTGAGACCCGATTGGTTGATCGGTTCTACCCTGCGGTAGCAGCACCACCTGTGTCTCATCACCTTAACCAGCGGTTGCCAGTAAGTTTATTCAGTCACTCCCATGTTGCGTCCAACAAATATAGTATAGCACAAAAAAAGAGGATGTCAACCCTCTTCATCTGTTTTCTTTTTTTTCGCTCCAATATTATATTTCGTCTCCAATATCCAGTCTCCTTTATCTTTATATGACAACACTTTAATTTGATTTAAAGGTGCAATGTCTTGTATTCTTATTACATCGACCACACCAACCAATCCCCAATCAGCAAGAAGCTGAGCAATACGGTTGCGACGCTGAACATCATTAGAAGTAAGGTTAGCGTGTTTTCCATCAAGAGCAAAAAGTTCTTTAAAGTGGACAAGATAATACCTTCCCTGTTTATGAAGTATGTGACAACTTTGATATATCTTCTTTTCTTTTCTACTTGCTACACCAATTCTTGTGAGAGTTTCTCTGACTTTCAGGAAATCATCTGGTTCATTTAATGTAACTTCAATCATTTGGTCGGGAGACCAAGCCACTTCAGGTTCTTTAACAACACTCATTTCGCTCCTCCAGTATCAAATTTAGATTTTATAAAGTTGAGTTGTTTTTTTGTCAGAATTTTTAAAGCTTGTTTTGCTTTTTCGTTACTATAACCATAATAACGTTTTACATAATCAAGGTCTTTAATCATATCCTTACGAAGCCAAGGAGAGAATCTCTTCTTAGTTCTGAGGGTATTTATATAAAAGTCGTATTGCATCCGCTTTGGTAAGAAATTATACTTATTCATTTCGTTAGCAAAAAGGACTGCATCTAAGTGTCCAGAGAAACAACGATTAATAATGTATGGAGGATAATCTTTCTCTACAGAAGGGTCTTCATCTATTAAATTTTTCTTTGTTTGGTTAATTGATTTCAACCAGTCTTTCAGTTCCATCTTCATTATCAAAATAATTTGCACAAGAACAAACAAGATTACGATCTCCATAAACATTATCAATTCTTGATACTGCAGGCCAAAACTTATTGGACTGATCTACAGGATATGCTGCTTGTTCTCTGGTATAATTATACACCCATTCTGTTGAACTTACAACCCTTGCAGTATGTGGTGAATTTTTAACTATCTCAGGTATTGTAAATATTTCTCTTCGGATCATCTCCATTGCTTTTGCAAATCTTTTGAGTTCATCTAATGATTCACTTTCAGTTGGTTCAACCATCATTGTATTTGTAACTGGCCATGATAATGTAGGAGCATGAAAACCATAGTCCATTAATCTTTTTGCAATATCTTCTGCAGTTACAGGTAATGTTCGACAATCAAAAATGCATTCATGTGCAACACGGCCATTCTCTGCTTTATATAAAACTTTAAATGATATATCAATTTCATTTGCCAACCAAT